TTTAAGACTTTGAAGATATAAGTAACCAGTTGTTGTTACGCCATCGAAAAAATAGAAAGTAATATCTTTTGTTGGGCGACGTTTTCCTTTTATCAAGCAATCATCAAGTAAATTATCAATTACTTCTAAAGTGCCTGATATTACAATGTTTTTATCTAAGTCTTTAGAGAATTTTACAAATTCACTGTTAAGACTTAGATTATCAAATAAGCTATAAGCGTCGTCTGGTTTGGTTTCCACAAAGGTTTCCAAGACAATTGTATAAAGTTTGAAATAGTCAAACATCACATTCACCTCCTTTCTGCTCACATTATAGCAGATTAGAGGTACTAAAAACAGATAGAAAGGGGGTGGGGGAATGCAACAATTTAATCTAAAACAACTACGAGAGAAAAAAGGATTTACTCAAAATGAATTAGCTGATAAAGCTAACGTTAGTCGTTCGCTCGTGGTTGGTTTAGAAACAGGTTCATATTCAGAGACATCTACAGCATCTCTGAAGAAATTGGCGAAAGCTTTGGACGTAAAGATTAAGGATTTATTTTTTTAACCAATTGTCTAACATGATAGACAAAATATTTGTTAATAAAACTAACAAACCGCTAGAAAGGACAATATGAATGAATTAACATTATCGGATAATCTAGCTCAGATTGAGCTTGATTTAAGACAAGAAAACGAACAGATTGGAAAGTCTATTTGGAAAATAGGTTGCATGTTAAAACATGTTAAAGAAAATGATTTGGCTCATGGTCAATTTATGGATTGGTACCAAAATATTGGGTACAACAAGAATTTCGTTAGCAAGGCAATAACGATAGCTGACAAACTTTCAAATTTCCCAGCGTTGGGAAATATTGGAACAGAAGCCCTCTACCTCATCGCCACTCTACCAGATGACCAAAAGCAAGAACAGATTGAACGGATTGAAAGTGGTGACAATCCAACTGTTCGAGAATTGCAAGAAATCAAGCGAGAAAACAACCGCTTAAAATCAGAAAATGCCCGTTTAGAGCAACAAAAAGAGAATTTAGCAGAGCAAGCCTTGAGTGCTAAAATCGTTGAAAAAGAAGTTATCAAAGAAGTTATTCCAGATGATTATGAAAGCACTAAGCAACTTAATCAGACTTTGCTTGGCAAGAATAAAGAACTAAGTAAGATGGTTGATGATGCCTTGCAGCACGAGGAGTATTTAAAAAGTCAACTTAAAGAATTCTATGCTAAGCGTGATGAGGTCAATCATAAATCAGCTAAGTATGATGAGCTAACAGAAGCGATTAAACAGTCAGAAGGTAAACTCAATAGCTATCAAAAGAAGATTGCATCATACAAGAATATCACTGAACTACTCAAAAAAGGCGATTTGCTATTACTTGAAATGAGCGGACTTATCTATGCTGATGAAACGCACTATATCCAGCGTGACGGGCTTATTAAGCAAGAGTTCGATAGCTTGGTCGATAGAGGTCTAAAGCTCTTTAATGACCTTGATATGAAGCGTAAGAACACTGAAATTTTAGAAGGAGAAGTCTTATGAATGAACTAACAACAACTCAACAACTGATTGAAATGTCAAAAATGCAGACAGTGACTTTAGAAAAGGTTGATAACTTAGAAAAAGGATTATTGCAAGCGCAGAATGATATTCAAGAAATCATGGATACATCTTATTTACATCCTGGAATTATTAATATGATTACTAAAAAACGTCGTAAACGTGTCATTGATTGTATGGGCGGAAAATCTGCAAAAGCTTATAAAACCTTTAAAGTAGACGAGGAAGGCAGAAAGCATCGTTTTTCAAGTGAAGTATTCCGAGAAATGGAACTTGATTTCAAAGCAGAATTTGATCTCAATAGCTACGCTGAATTGTCTAAATCTAAGAAAGAAGAGGCGCTTGAATATATCGCTATGTGGGAACCGTGCACGAATACTAAACGAAAAATTAATCTGTTGAACAAACAGACTGAACTTGAACTGATTGGGTAAGAAAGGAACAAAACTAACGAAGGGAGAAAAGAATGGAAGAAGACATCAAGCAGTTGATCACTGAAAATATCTTAGAATTTTTAGGTTCTGACTATGGAAAAGGTTTCTTAACCGGCATAAAAATTGCCGTTGAGATTATTGCCAAACAAATACCGACACCTTCAGAAGAGGATATCGGTCATGATAGTTAATTTTTGCGCTGCTGTTCGAAAGCTTGTTTTAAATGAGTTGCCATCATTTGCTGAACAGCAAGAACGAAATCCATACTATGGAGCGTTCATACAAAATCAAAGTGTATATCACTAAGGAGAAAGAACATGATTACTATTTTAAAAGAAATAAACCAAACACTAAAAGAAATCCTAGCAGAATTAAAAGAACCTACTGTGGTAACAGTAGATTCTGAAAAGTTAAGTAATACGCTAACTACTGAACAGAAGATACGCCGATTATCTGGTCAATAAACAGAACAACAAATGGAAGGTTCAAAGTAGATTCTTTTGATGTTGACAAAGTAGCATCAACAAGCAACATAAATCTTTCGTTGTCATCTTTATTTTCTTTACGATATTCCAAGAATTCAAGGACATGAGCATACTTGGCTTTATCAGGATTTTCAGGTAATAAAGTTCCAGTGAATATTCCACTCGCTGTAATCACATTAAGCTTACAATTGCTTTTTTCCGAAAAAATAGCGACATCTGCAATAAGATTAGTTTTTAAAACGTCGTTCATTATAATCACCTCCTTTCGAGATGATTATACCACTAAAAAAGTCCGACGGGAATCGGACTCAAAACAAACTTAATTTACTTAATTATATCACAGAAAGGAAACAATATGCTAGCAAAACTTAAAAGCGGTATCGAAGTACCTTACGAAGAGCTTTGGCTTAATGATAACGACTTATCCGAATTTATTGGAAAGTCATTTGACCAAACGCAGCGATTACTAAGAAAGATGTACAAAGACAGAAATTATCGCAAATACATTGACAAGGTTGGCGGTCGTTCAACAAAAGTTAAAAAATTTGAAGAATGGAGAAAATTACAAAATGAAAAAATTATTTAACTTTATTTTTACAAAACCAAAAAAAGAAGAACCAAAACCAAAAAGGACAATTGAAACACACGGCTGGGAAGTTGGTGCGAAAGCTTATGATGATTTTCATAATTATATGAAAGGTTTGAAACATGGATGAATGGAATCCAATTTTAATTAGGAACTAGATGGTTTGCCTGGTAAGCAGGTTTGGTAGGAAATACATAGTCCTTTGACAACTGAATATGGGTGCGTTGGAGTAAAATATATTTTACAAATTTCCGTTTTAATACGGTTAAAGTGTATTTTTTCTTGATATTTCGTTTTTTTCGTAGTATACTTTAGGGGAAGTGAAGAATATTTAGCACATTTAGTGCCAAAAAGAAATCCCCTAGTACCGCAAATACTAGGGGATTTTTCTAGTTTCCTAGAAGACACTAATCATCGTTGTCTAGCCACTTTTGGACTAGCAACAAGACGATGCCGACCAATAATGGTGCGATGATTGTTGTGAAGAATATTTCGCACATGGTTCTCACCTCCAATCTAAGGCGGTGTAGTAGTGCCGAGTAGTATTATAGCATTTAAAGCTTCTAAAAGCTACGAGATTTCAATCCTGATAGCTTCTGATGACAAGAACGGTAAAATGTATGTCTAGATAACAGACTGTCTCAGAAGTGATTTTAGGGCTGTTTTGAGAGAAAGAAAAATATTTAAAAATGTTTAAACAAAACCATTGACATTTGTTTAAACATAAGTTGTAATTAAATCATGGTTAAGGAATTAACTAAATCCAACGGAAAGGAAACGGAGCTATGCGAAGTCGAAAAACTAAGCAAAAAGAAAAGCTCTCGCTGACTGATAAATTTGTGATTATCGGCATAATCATAGAAATAATCAGATTCATACGAGAACTTCTCTAAAAGCAACGAAACCAGAGGGCGAAAGCCCTCGGTGGTTTCGTGTACTTCGATTATAACATAGCTCCTACAGGCTAGCAAATGAAGCACGAAAAAAGAACTGAAATTTTGTTAGGGATTTTAATTGTCTTGCAATTGTTAAATCTTGCCTTGAGTTTTCGATAGGTGACAGATTTGGCAAAAATGGGGCGACCTACTAGCAATCCAAGGGATAAGTATATCGGTGTCAGAGCTTCAAAAAATGAGGTAGAAATGCTTGATTTTTGTACCGAAAAGACTGGAAAAAGCAAAACCGATATCCTCATGGAAGGGCTCGAAAAAGTCTATAATGAGCTAAAAGGGTAAACAAAAAAACACCACGTAACTACTCAAACGCCAATCCGATTAGTTACGCAGTGCCAAACGCACCCATATTCAAGAAGAATACAGGATACGCTTATATTATAACAGCGTACCTGTATTTGTGCAACTCAAATTTATAGGTACGCTTTTTGTGTGCCTCAAATTCGCAGGAGGACTGTATGAAAACTTACACATTAACTGAAGAAGAATTGAATGAATTAGTAGCCGAGCGCATGAAACAAGCGAAAGAAAAACGCACACCACAGGGGCTATTTAAAGATGTCGGCTTTGATGATGAGTTAATTCCGATCAACAATAAATACCCAAAAGTACTCAAGAAATTAAATCGTGAACGTGCTTATAAACCAGAAAAACACGTCTTCAATCAGACACCAAAAGTTTTTGGTGTGGACAACGAGATTAGTTATAGCAAAATTACAACACATGACGTGCACAACCATATTCGTTTGCTTGTCTTAAATGTCTTTGGTAAAAGTCAAAATAAGGAAGTATTGCCTGAGGAATACGACCAAGCAATAGAACTTTACAATCAATTAAAAGAGTGGTTTGTGTCTAGCTATGATAAGCGATTAGAGGGATTGGTACTAGAAGATGATTAAAAAAATATGCGTTAACTACTTACTAAAACAGATTGACAAAAGCAAACTAGAAACAAGAGATAAAGCGAAGTTGAACTACTTTATCACACTAGTGGACTGCAAGTTAGGAGGATAAATTGGGTAAAGAAAAAACTAAAATCTACTTTTGGCTAAAGTTCGACAAGAAGTTTTTTGAAAATATTTTTATCAAACGTTTAAAAAAGATGGCTGGCGGAGACACTATGACAGTCTTGTATATTCGTTTGATGCTAGAAAGTTTAGAAACAGACTGCATTTTATATTACGAAGGATACTTTGATAATTTGGTAGAAGAGCTTGCCATCAAGTTAGAGGTGTCTGAAGACGATATCAATATGACATTAGCTTACTTCACAAAATGCGGTCTAATCCAGATAGACGGTAGCGGTAACGCACAAATGCCCCAAGCTAAAGCTATGCTGGAAAGCGAGACGAACTGGGCAAAATATAAACGAGAAACTAGAAAAATTGGACAAATTCCAACCGATGTCCAACCAATGTCCAACCAATGTCCAACAGAGATAGAGATAGATATAGAGAAAAAGAAAGATAAAGAGAGAGAGTTAGATAAAGAGAAAGAATATATTGTCGAGCAGAGCCCGACTGAATATCTCTTTCCAGACTGGTTAGAAGAGAAATATGTCGAACAAGTCAAAAAAGGTAATCCCAAAAATTTTGATTATCGTATCCCAATAGCTTATCTCAACCAAAAAATGAACTCTAACTATAAGTTTGTAAAAACAAACACAGATTTAGTCAAAGCGAGACTAAAAGATAGTTATACTTTAGAAGATTTCAAAGCTGTCATAGATAAAAAATGCAGCGAGTGGGTAAATTCTGACATGGAAAAATATCTCAGGCCATCAACCTTGTTTAATGCTAGCAAGTTTGAGAGCTATCTCAATCAGCCAGAAGTTGCTAAAAGTGATTATTACCAGAAGCAACAAGGCCAACGATTTTCGCAAGCTGAGTTAGATGAGCTTAAGAAACCAGATCCGAAATATGGATTTTAGGAGGTATCTATGGCTTTTGGGTTAATGACAAGAGAGAGCATGCTCGAGAATGGCATTATTAGAGATACTGGGAAAACATGCGAAAAGCACGAGATGCCAATTTATGCTAGGAAAATGCCAAATCATGGCAATAGAGAAACAGAATTTTGTTGGCAATGTACAACAGAGTATATCCAAACGAAAAGTAATGCGGTTGACATTGCGTACAACAACCAGTCGTTGCTAGCTAAGGGTTATAAAGTGTTTTATAAAGAGAGCGTTTTATCAAAGGAAATTGCTAGTGCTACGTTGAAAAACTACAAGGAACATAGTGCTGTAGATACAAAAGCGCTAAACTATGCCAAACGAATCACCAGAGATTATGTTAAAGGAATGGAAGGTAACTCCCTCTTACAAGGACCTCCAGGGGTTGGCAAGAGCCACTTGTCTATGAGTATTGCTAAAAATATTAACGAGATGTTTAAATCTTACAATCAATCAAAGAGTGTGATATTTGTTTCGGTACCTTTGTTGTCCGGACTAGTCAAAGATACATTCGATTATGACGATAAAAAAAATAGCAAATATTCGCAAGAAAGAATGTCAAAGCTTCTCATCAATTGTGATTATCTGATACTTGATGACTTAGGCAAGGAGTCAACCACAGGTAACACCATTAAATCTGCTAGCGGTTGGACATATACGTTTTTATTTAATATTTTGGATAATCGGACAAATACTATCATTAATACAAATTTTAGTAGAGCTGAGCTTATGAAAATCTACGATGCTGCTTTTGTCGATCGCATAATCAAAGGTGCAAAAAACAATATTTTTAAATATCCAGATAATGCAGAAAGTAAGAGGTTCTGATGGAACTAACATTAACAACATTTTTTGGCTTATCAGAAGAGCATGTAGCAAGAATTATGGCTCTAGATGAAACTAGTCGAAATAAAAAAATTGAAGAATACAGGCAGTTAAGACTGCGCAGAGGGAGGATTGACTTTGGAAAATAGACCAGATTTGAAATTAGTAGCTGAAGAAAATATAGAGTTAAAGAAACAGTTGAAGAGATTAAAAGCCGAAAATTGGCAATTGAAACATAGAAAGAGGAAATAAATGGCTTATTTATACGAGTTACAGGGTATTTATGCGCAATTATCAGCTATGGATCTTGATGATGAAACATTTCAAGACACTTTGGATAGCATCGATTTTCAATCAGATTTAGAGAATAATATTGAATATTTTGTAAAGATGTTAAAAAATACACAAGCTGATATTGAAATGTACAAAAACGAAAAAGAAACTTTTTACAAAAAGCAAAAGCAAGCAGAAGCCAAAGCGGAAAAATACAAAGATACAATTAGGCTAGCAATGGACTTAAGTCAAAAGAAAAAAGTTGATGCTGGAATGTTTAAAGTATCTTTGCGAAAAAGTAAGAAGGTTGAGGTTTTGGACGAAACAAAAATACCTTTTGAATACATGCAAGAAAAAGTTGAATACAAACCAAAAAAAGATGAAATCTCAAAAGTTTTAAAATCTGGAATTGATATATCTGGAGTTCAACTAATCGAAACAGAAAGTTTACAGGTGAAGTAGATGAGCATGACTTTTGCAGAATTGCAGACAAAAATGCAAATAACAAAAACAACAAAACAAGGCGTTAAATATACATTTCGCAATGCAGAAGATATTTTTACACACTTTAAAACACTAAATAGCGGGTGGGAGTTAACGGTATCTGACGAATTGGTGGAATTGATCGGCAGAATTTTTATCAAAGCAACAGCAACAGCTAGACTTGGTGATGAACAACACCAAGCGACAAGATATGCTGAGTTGGACAGTGTGCCTGTTTTAAATACTAAAGACTATAAAACAGGAGAACCTAAACAAATACAACAAATGCAAGTTCCGCAATGGACTGGTGCAGTGAGTTCGTACGCAGGTAAGTATGCCTTGCAAGGGCTGTTTGGAATTGGTGAGGAAGATGTAGATGCGATTGTTACAGAAGATACGCAACGCAAAGAACAAAAAACCTCCCGACCGACAACCTCTAAAACTCCTAAAATAAGCAATATCCAAGTCGAGACTTACAAGTCTGATTTAAATGATATTGCGAAAGCCACAAACCAAAACGTTGAAGAGTTAACAAAATGGCTAACCGATACTTTAAAAGTGGGGACACTGGAAAATTTGCATACGGAACACATTGTTTCGGCAGACGAATTAATCAATAAACTCAAAAAGAAAGCAGGACTAAAAAATGATTAATAATATTGTACTTGTAGGTCGCATGACCAAGGATGCCGAACTTCGTCACACGCCAAGTCAAGTAGCTGTAGCTACGTTTACACTTGCAGTTAACCGCAGATTCAAAGAGCAAAACGGAGAGCGAGAGACGGACTTCATTAATTGTGTTATCTGGCGACAATCTGCTGAAAATCTAGCAAACTGGGCTAAAAAAGGGACTTTAATCGGTATCACAGGGCACATTCAGACACGCAATTACGAAAATCAGCAAGGGCAACGTATCTATGTAACAGAAGTTGTTGCGGAAAATTTCCAATTATTAGAAAGTCGCAATAGCCAACAACAGACTAATCAAAGCGGCAATAGTTCTAATTCTCATTTTGGCAATGCCAACAAAATGGATATTTCAGATGATGACTTACCATTCTAAATATGACGAAGCCGCGGAAGCAAAGGATATATGCAATATATGACGACGACAAGTTTGTCGACGTTGGCACAAAAGAAGAGTTATCAGCACGGCTTGGTATCAAAAAAGCAACCATAGAACAGTACATGACTAAATCTTATCAAGCTAGACCTAGCTCAAAAAGAATCGCTATTTTTGTAGGAGTTGAAGAAATTGAATTTTAAAACAGAGTTTGAGATACCAGTAGAGCCAAAACCACAAACAAGACCAAAATTTAGCAAGTGGGGAACGTATGAAGACCCTAAAATGAAAAAGTGGAGAAAACAAGTCACTGGTTGGATTGAAAAAAACTATAATGGGCCATTTTTTGATAACTGTGTAAAAGTAGATGTCACGTTTTACATGAGAGCGCCACAAACGCTAATAAAAGAGCCTACGGCACGCTCAAAAAGTAAAACCGTACAAATATATCAAAAATTTATAAACGAGCTTATATGGCACGTAAAGAAGCCTGATATTGATAACCTAGTTAAAGCTGTTTTTGATAGTATTTCAGACGCGGGTTATGACAAAATACAAAAATCGGGGATTGTCTGGTCAGACGATAATATTGTATGTGACTTAAGAGCAACAAAAAAGTATAGTCCAAACCCTAGAATAAAAGTAAAAATTGAGGAAATAGATGAACGAACTAACGGATAAATTTTATAATCTCTTTAATGGCAGTGTTTTGAGACGTGTCAAAGAGTTAAATTTAGATGATGAAACATCAGAACGCCTAAGATTAAATATCTCAAATAACAAGCGTAGAAAAACATTGCCACGCCCTTATGTAATTGAGGCGTTTAAAGATTATTTTGACGAAGACACTTATGTACAGATGTATCTTAAATCATACAGAGAGTATCACAACCCAAACAGCCATGAAACTGATATTTTTATAAAGTTAAACAAAAAGCACAGAGGTACAAAGTTAGACCATTACAAGAAAGTTAAGCGATTGATGTACGCAGCAATGACTTTCTGAGGAGGTATAGTATGGCAGATAAAATAAACGCAGAGAGTATGCAAGCTGCATACAACGAAAATTATCAAATGTTTTTAGCTAAAAATGCAGATTATGGGAACTCGTTCGAAAAGTCTTTAAATGACTTCGGATTTATTGCTGGTATCGTACGTATAAGCGATAAATACAATAGACTATATAATCTTATAAGCAGTGATAAAAACGTTTCAGAAAGCCTGTCAGACACGTTAAATGACATGGCTAATTATTGCACAATGCTAGCAATTTGGCTAGAGAAAACGGAGAATGCAAATGACACACGTAGTTAGGGTTTACGATCACATCGGCGGACGAGTGTTGCCTACTGTTTATAAAGACAAAGAGTTTAAGACTAAAGACGAAGCTATTGCTTATCGTGATAGCTTAATCGCTAAAAGTGATGCAGAGTATTTTTTGAGAGGTGAGTTATGATACCGAAATTTAGAGTGTTTAACAAAAAAGCTAAAAAAATGTATAGCATTGATGGCTATATCTATTTTAAACGTCGCACTGCAAGACCACTACAAGTCGCAAATTACAGAATTACGGACACAGTTAAGCAGGACACAAAAGCAGCTTAAACGTGCTAGTGATGATAGAGCTAGACAGACAAAACGGATTGCTGAGCTGACTGGAAATGGGGGATAGGGTATGATTGACGAAATTTTAAAAAGACTTAATAAAGAATTTGACAATGATCTGGATAACTACGGACAAGAAAGCTACGCTGGTTATATGGCTGCAATAGGTGTAGCAATTGAAATTGTTGAAGAAGTTAAGCGAGGTAGCAAATGAATATTGAAGAAGCGAAGAAATTGATAGACAAACAGTCTATTGGTAAAGGTGGTGTCGGCGACATTCCAGTAGTGAAAACACATATTGTAAAAGTATTACTCGACCAACTCGATCAACCTCAACCAGAAGTGCCACAAATGATATTTGATGTGATTAAAAGCTTTGATGATGATGTAGATTATTTACATCAACACATGAGTCGACAATCTGATGAAGTTAGAGAGTGGCTAACTCACAATGAACGTGAGTTTTATGAAGCTTGGCTAGCTTATCCAAATATCACAATTGAAAAAGAGAAGCTTTATACAGTTGAGATACCAAATCCGAATAGTGATTTAAAAATAATTTTAGTAAAGGTAAACAAGAAACTAAAATTAATTGAAGCATATGAAGAT